AACTTTATCCAAATTAATGGAAGGCCCATCAGGGTGATTCAATTCACCAACTGCACGACCTGTAATAACTTGCTCATTGACAAATCTGTCAACGGCCTTTGTAAGAACTTCTCTGGTATAAATTCTACCATTCTTGTTCTTATTCTCAGCTTGCATAAACACACCTTCTATAAAGGTTTGTTTTGTGCCATCCTTAGCTTCTTGTATAGAGTAGCCAATATTGTGCTGAATATATTCTGTAATTAACTTCATTTACGCTCCCATTAATTTGATGAATTCCTTCACTGCTTTTTCAGCACTAGCTTGATCTTTATACTTGTCAAGCTTTACGCCATCAATATATAGATTAAACTTGCTGGTAATAACCGCAGTTACGTTTTTCTTCTTTCCAAGCTTGGTTAATTCCTTGGTTACCTTTTCACCTTTTGGGAGGTTTAATTTAGCTTCTACTACTTCATTAAATGATTCCTTAAACGTCAGCATCTGCTTCTTGTTCTCCTGTTACTTCGACTTCCGTCTCCGCAGCAGGTTCTTCAACCGCAGGAGCGTCATCAGATGCTCCATACATTTTAGAAGCAACTTCTTGTTTATGATTATCCAATGCGTTTATTAATTTATCATGCATAATACTATTAAAAGTATTGTTGCTCGTTTGCGCATCGCCCGTCTTTATATTGTCAATTAAATTTCTTGTTGTCATAATCTCTCTGTATAATATTTATAAAAATGTTTATTTCCAGTAAACTTTTTGTAATACGACCTTTAATTAGATCGTACCACGTGCCAAATCAGGGTTGAAGTCATCCGGAGTAACAGGATCATCAACGTTCTGCTTAGCAATATCTTTAATCTCATCATCAGTTAACTTAAGAATATTTCGACGTACCCATTCCTTAGACCAGAATGTACCAATATATTCGTCCATCATCTGAACTGTTTCGATTCTTTCTTTTAGGATCTCTGCATCTTTCAATTCTGAATAGTAGTTATCTCTAGAGTACTCAACAACAATTTCTTCACGGATGTTTACCCAGTCACTTGGCACAATAATCTTTTTAAGGATTAACTGCCTTTTAAGTGCTTCATAGAATAATGTTGAGAACTTATTACGGCAACGATCTATAAACTTTTGAAATTTAAGTTCGTCACGTGTAATTTCGGAAGAGCGTCCTACTGAAAATGCATCAGATTCTGTTAGTCTGCTCATAGGGATATTTAAAGCCCTATATAATTTGTTTTGGAAGTACTGTACGTCTTCAATCTCACCAAGGTTTTGTCCACCTGGAAGAGTATCAATTTCAGTACCACGACCACCTTCTCTACGTGGTAACCAGAAGTCTTCCATAATATTACGATGAACCTTCTCATCTTTAAGATTACCGGTAGTAGGATCGTATACGATCTTATTACGATACTTATTCATGGTATTATTTAGATATTCTTCAGCTTTCTGCTTAGGTAAGTTACCAACGTCAATATAAAATATACGACGTTCAGGTGCTCTTGATATACGATAGATGACTAGTGAGTCTTCCATCATACTTAATTGGTTTAAAGGTTTAAGTGCTTTATTTAAGTAGCCAATAACCTTATTACGTTCTTCGTTGAGTAGACCTGAGTTTACCTGGATAATAGCATCAGGATTAATACGTAATCCTTCACCAGATTGTGTCATTTGATCATCTTGATATAGGTAGTATTCATTTACTTCACGTGTAAGCTCAGCCCCAGTCTTAGGGTCTTTAATCTTCTCAGTTTCTTTTACCTTACGAATCTTTGTTGGGTCAATTTGTCTTAGCTCTAATATACCAGCGTCAGTTTTATTCTCATTGATAATACAATGATAAAATAGGCGTCCATCAACATACCAACGTCTAAATGTATCGTATGCTGTATTAGAGAAGTTAGTTAAGTTAAGAATTCTATCGAATTCATCTTGAATAAGTTGTTTAACTTGATCAGATTGTTCTAGCATGTCAAGATTTAATTTAGCTATAACTCCATTCTCATCAGTGATTGCTTCATTACATATATCTTCAATAGCCATATCCACTTCAGGATAGTTAGCTACCGAACGATATTTCATAATTAGATCTTTATCGTTTTGAAACTTATCACCATGTACATCCATGTACTGACCAAAATATCCACCTGTTGGGGATATTTCATACGCACCATCCTCGTTATCTGATGCGAACGATACTGCTTTCTTATTGCTATCAATCCCTTTCCGTTTAAACTGCCAACCGAATAGTGATCTACCGTTATCTTCTGCCATATATAATTGTTATTCCTTTAATTCACTCTTTTCTAAATATTATTTATAACACTTAGAAAAGAGTGCCCGAAGGCACTCCTTAATGTTATACCGATGATTTACGTTGTCTTATCAGACTCCCAATACTGAACTTGCATCTCAACTTCAAACTCTTCAATAGTATCACCACTTTCATAACTTAGTTCAATTGCACCTAAGTTAGTTGGAAATGTACCACGAATGTTATAAGTCTTCTTAGTTGTACCATCTTTGTCCAGTTGCTCAACGATCATATCAGCCATATAAGAACTAGGCTGGGTTAAACCAGTGTTGTTCTCATGCTGATTAATACCGTTCATCCACTGTTCAAATGAATTACGTACATTAAAGTCCGTATCGTTAATTATAGTAACCGACCATGGATCAAACGTTCTGTCACCCGCAATCTTTAATTGACGACCTCTGAATGGAACTTCAATAGGTGTTATTTGAGATGCTGGCATCGAGGATGCTTTACACATGTAAGATGCTAATTCCACATTCGCTGTAACATAACTTGGGAAAGCCATTGTTACTTTGAATAAATTAGGTCTAGCACCACCACCAATTAACTTGGCTTTCATATCATCTACGCCTAAAATAGCCATCTTTAATTACCTCCTGCAATTTCACTAAACTCTACGCCAGTTCTTGTGGCAATAAAGTTAAGGGTGATATAGTTAATAGAACGTGCAGGCTTGACATAAATGTCAGCAACAAACTTATTAGTATCGATAATGTTACCAGTGTTATTGGTTCCGTCACAAACTACTTTAAAGTCCGTAATACCTCTACGACCCTTAACATCACGTAAGAAAGGTTCAACCATATTTCTGAATTGAGCCCTTGTAAATTCATCATTAAATTCGAATAATGATGCTTTAGATGCTGTGCTAACAGCTTTCTCTAACACGATAAACAATCTACGAACGTTAATTCTATCGAACGCTGAAGGTTTACTTTGTAGAGTTTTGTCACCAAATAGAACAGTTCCTTGACCAGGGAAAGTTACAATAGGGTTTACACCTGTCTTGTACAATGCATCTCTAGATGCTTGGTTAGGATTCCATGCTAGTTTAGTAACGTTACGAACATTACCACGTGTAAAACCAGCTGGTGAGAACCATGCATCAGCAACTAAATCAGCGTTAGCCGTTAGTCCTGCTGTAGATCCTGCCGCTGCAATCCAACGATATACATCATTGTATTTGTCATACACATATAAAGAACTTGAATCCGCAAAGCCGTAAGACGTTGAAGTACAACCTGTTCTCCATGTAGCTACTGATGTAGCTGGTGCTGCTGCGTTTACTGTTGCCGTTCTCTCTGGTGAGACAAAGCCAACCGCATCTTTTCTTGCTGCCGTTAAAGCAGTTATATAATTACTTAGTGTAATAGTATCACCCGAACTCAATGAAGAGTTTGATTGAAACACTAAGTTAACATCTATTGTTTCTGCATCTGCAAAGTACGCTAAAGCTGTAGTAGTCTCACCTACAGTTAGTGTATTAGCATCAATACCACCAGTTAAGGCGATAAAGAATGTTGCTACGGTAGTAAATGCATTACTTGTTGCTGAATCTCCTGCATCTGTCAAAGCTGCAGCATGATTTCCAATAAATACCCAGTTAGAACCAGAATTAATTACATCTTTGTAATATAATGAAGTTCCGTCTGATGATTTAACATCACTTGCTTGTGACAAGTAAGTCCAAGTTTCAAGTACTGTACCAGCTGTACCTGTAATAGAACCATTTACGTCATATACCCATATGTGAATTTCATCATTAGAACCACCGACTGCAGCTGCTCCCGCAGATGTTCCTGGCGCTCCTTCAACATTGCTTAATTGCCATGCTGTACCTGTTTGTGTTGCTGTAAGAACCGAAACTCCTACTGCGTTACCTGTAACACCAGGGTATCGAGCTTGAGCCCAGTCCGCTGCTGCAGGTGTTTGACCGTCAAATACGGCCTTGTTTTGTGTTAGGATACCAGTACCTGACGCCGTAGCGTTACGTGCTGCTGATCCAACTGCTCTGACTACTTTTAAATTGTTGCCATAGCTTAAGAATTGACTTGCCGTTAGAACACTTTCGAATGTGTTCGCATCTGACTTGCCAAACTTTTCAACCAATTGTGTTTCCGATGATACAGTAACAACCTCATTAACAGGACCCCAGGCAAACGCACCGGCCATAGCTCCTATTGTTGATGATACTGACGGAACAACATTGGTCAAATCGATTTCTTTTACCTGTACTCCAGGCGAAACTAGATTAGCCATCTAAACTCCTTCATGTTATTAATAAGATTTTCATAATACGATTTTTCTCAATATACTTATTTATACTTATTTAAATCTATAGGTTTCCCACCCTTCTCCGAATGGATGATTACTATCTTCTTGTTGTGGCATATGTCCAACAGGAATAACTTCATCCATCATTTGTGCAACCTTATCTTTATACAGCATGTGTTTCATATCTACATCTGTTGATTCTGCAAAGAATGGAGTAGATGTAAACCATCCGAACATCACTAAATTCATCATAAGATCATCATGTGAGTTATGATCTGCTTGGTAAGATGACCCTTTCGCTACAAATGTGCTCATCTCTCTAATAGTTTCTTCATCTTTTATATGTAATTTCTTTTGTTGCATGATATCTCTTATGTTTGAACAGCCTATACGTTTAGTTTTAGCTGTCATTGTGACACCAATTGCATTTGCTTTAATCATAGATTCAACAAATACGTTCTCATATTCTAAATCATAGTATAAACCATTACATACTACTTGTCCTGCATCATTACTTTCAACCACCACATAACATTCGTTATAGTGTGTAGCATACTTATATAATAAATCAGGGAATAATAGTGGACTAATCATGTTATCTCTATAGGTACACACTTGCACAAATGGATTTTGAGATACATCTATAATAGTAAACGTGGAATAGTCTTGTCCTCTTCCACGACTTACATCCACAAACATCTGATATGTGTGGCCTTCCTCAGGCTGATCAAAAATCTTTACATTGTTTAAGTATTCTGTAGGATTAGTAGCTCTCAAAGCTAATAGTATATCAGCTGTAATTAGTGTATTACCTGTGCCGTGGAATGAGTTGCCAAATTCCTGATCAAACTGTAACTGAGATGTATTTTCAATAGTCATAGATTTCCACTTCTCATCTCTTCCTGGCACGTCCCACCAGTCTACACGAGTCGGTGTAAATTCATTTGTTCCTTGTATTGAACCTTCATATAGTTTATGATACATATTACCAATACCATTAGCCGTGGATGTGATGATGATCTTAGATGTTTTACCAGATGATATAACCGGATAGGTGGATGTATAAAATTCAGCAGCA